GATGCGGATGGAAATAAGGTACAAGAAAAAAATTGGTTAGGAAAGCCAAAAACAACAAAAGAACCCGTATTTAGAGAAGATTTAACACCGGAACAAAGAGAATTAGCGGAAAAGTCTTGGAAAGAAAGTAAAAGACAAAAAAAGGCCGTTGGAGGTTTAGTAAAAACTACCGCAATAATTATGGGTTCAATCGCAGTTACCGGAGGATTGATAGGAGGTATTGCGGCCGCATCTAAAGGAGCGGGTATTAGTGGTGTTATACAAGGAGCTGGTGCAGGAATAGCAACCAAATTTGGAGGAGGGAATTTGGGGGCGTATATAGTTAAAGATATAATAAAACACTCTGCGTTTGAATCATTGGGAGCTAATCAAGCACAAGCTTCATTAGGAGGTATTGCATTAGGGGTAGCTAAAATATTTGAAAATAAAGAGGGTGAAGAAGAATTTGATACGAAAAAGTTTGTGCCAAAGTTTATAGAAAAAACATTAGAAATAATGCAAAACTATAAACTATCCGATGAACAATTGATACAAACGATTGCTCGATATAAAAAAGAAGGAACTAAAAACCAATCGATGGCTAACGCTTCGGATTTGATGAAAGAGGATTTATCTGAATCAAAACATCAATCTATTCAGAACTTTGTAGAGTTTGCAACTAAAAGATTGAAGTTAAAAGAATCTCCAAATGTAACATTAGTTGGTGGTAGAGAATTTGCTGAAGTAAAAACATCTTTGGGTGGGTATAATCCAGATGATAAATCAATATATGTAGCAACAGAGGGTAGATTGACAGCGGATATACTTCGTACACTTGCACATGAAATGGTTCATAGAAAGCAAGATGAGTTGGGATTAGTTAGAAATGCAGAAAAAGATGGGGCAGATGGTTCTCCTATAGAAAACCAAGCACATGCCGTAGCTGGAATTCTGATGAGAGAGTATGGAAGAATAAATAAACAAATATATAACGAAGTTAGTAATGTTCAAACTGCAAACACCGCAGATGTTCCAGATGGCGCATTTATAAAGAAAGGCAAGAAGAGAGCATTAGATACCGATAAAGGTGAAGCTTGGTACAAAAATGGTGGATACACACAAACTGAATTTCCAAAAGCAGATGCTATATTTGGAGATGATGAAGCGGAAGAAAGAACTATAAAGTATACTATAAAAAATTTACCAAATGTAGAATATGTAGAAACTGATTTTGTTAAAGAAGACATTAATTTAGATGTTGATAAGGGTGATGAAGTTTTGATGGGTAAATTTAAGAACAAAAAAGTTACCGTTAAAGATATTGGAACTGATGACCACGGAATGCCAACGATTAATGGTAAAAAGGCAACAACATTCAGAATACCAAGAGGAGAATCTATAGGTGTAGTAACTCATTCAAAACACGCAAAAAGTGGTGCTCAAAAAGATTTTCTACATCATCATAGAACTGGTAATTACACTCCTGATTTGGGATATCCTGCAGAATTGGATACAGTTGATTTTGATGATACTACAAAGCAGGTAGGACATCAAATAGATAAAAAAGATACTGAAGATAGAGGATATGAACCTGCAAAATCTTTAAAAGAAGTTGGTTCAAATGATTGGCACTTCAAAGCAATTATGAAAATATGGGATAACGCAGGTTCATTTGCTAGAAAAAAGATTGGAGCAATTGTTTGTAATGACCCTAAAGCAGATAGAAACGATGTAGTTAAACAATTACAAAACTACGGATATAAAGAAGTAACGTATGTTACTGATAAGTTGGGTTTAGCTGAAAAAACAAACCTACAAGAAGCACAGGCAGTTAGTGGTGGTAAAGTTCATAAGTTTATTACTGGTAAGAATTTAGGATTTAAGGGTAAAAAGTATTCCGAAATTGAATTTGAAACTTTAGGTGTAGATAATAAAAACGGAACTATTAGATTGAAAATACTTGCACCTACAGAAATTTTTGGAAACGAAATGAGTTTAGACTTTAGAAGTGTAAGAAGAGGTCCGTTTTTCAAAACCGATACTGGTAAATTAAACGAACTCAAATTAAAAGATTTGGTGGGTAATCAGTACAAATATGTAATTGGCAGTGGTGAAGAAAAATATCTCGGTAACAACGATAAAAAGTATGTTTTGGATATGATTGCAAAATCATTAGAAAACGAATTGTATGATTCCGATTTCGCTCTTAATTATTTAGATGGTTCACAACGAAAAGAATACTATTCATTTTTTAAAAATGAAATTTTGAAACCGATGTTGACCAAAATAGATTTTACTTTAAATACTTTTTTTACATTAGATAAAGATAAAGTAAAATGGAAACTATCATCAAACGATACTCGAAAGATGGTAGATGAAATATTCAGAAAGAATTCAAAAGTTCCTTATGATATTAAAAAAGAATACTATGAGTATAGATTAGAATACGCAGGAGTTAAGTTAAACGAAGCGGAAATGAATCCTGTAAAAAAGGTGGTAAATGCTATTTTGAAAAAGCATGGTGTAAATGCAATGAAAACTACATCTACTTCTGTAAGAGGATTTCATAATATTGTAAATAATGGATATAGTTATGATGGTAATAATTTCCTTCGTTTTTATAAAGTATCTCCTGATGTTGTAGAAAAAGTGGCAGACGAAATTCAAAAAGCTGGTGTTCGTGTTTATTCAGTAAATAAAAGTGGTACTATTAAAGGTGATTTTTCAAAAACAGGATTAGTAAATGAATCTCTTTTAACTGAAGGTGGTGCATACGGGCACATGTCTCACCCATTTGATGATATGGATTTAACTTTTGGTGATTTAAAAAACATAATAACTGGTGCATTAACTGGTGAATTGGAATTGACAAGAGAAAAAACCGATGGACAGGCATTGGCAATCAGTTGGAAAAATGGTAGATTAATTGCAGCAAGAAACAAAGGACATTTGGCAAATGCAGGAGCAAACGCAATGGGAATTGAAGATGTTGCATCTAAATTTGGTGGCAGAGGTGGATTAACCGATGCTTATAACTTTGCAATGAAAGATTTATCAGCAGCAGTTCAATCTCTTTCAGAACCACAACGAAAGAAAATATTTAACGAAGGTCAGTGTTTTATGAATTTGGAAGTAATTTGGCCAACTTCGGTAAATGTTATTCCGTATGGACAGGCTCTTTTAGTATTCCATAACACAACTTGTTATGATGAAAAAGGAAGTGCGGTAGGTGCTGACCAATCAGCTGCAACTAAATTAGCAGGAATGATTAAGCAGGTGAATGCCGATGTTCAATCAAAGTATACAATTCAAGGACCTCCTGTCACACAACTTCCTAAAAATGAAGATTTGAGTGCAAAACAAAATAAATATTTAAGTAAATTACAAAAATTACAATCTGAATTTGGGTTATCCAATAATGATGGTGTTTCCGAATATCATCAAGCATGGTGGGAAAATTTTGTAAATAAATCAAAAGTTAAATTACAAAAATTAGAAAAAGAAGCATTGGTAAGAAGATGGGCATTTGGTGATAAATCATTCCGTTTAAATACTATTGCTGATAAAGAAGCTCAAGAATGGGCAATTGAAAATGATAAAGTAAATGTAGCAAAGCAACAAAAAGAAAATGTTAGACAATTTGAAGAAATATTTTTGGGAGTAGGTGCTGATGTTCTTTCATTTATGAGTTCAGTACTAACCGCAAATCCAAATTCAGCAATTGCCGATATGAAAAGCAGATTGGAATCTACTGCAGAAAAGGTAAGAGGTAGTGGTGATGTATCTAAAATAGCTAAATTAAAAATGGAATTAAGTAGATTAGCATCTATAGGTGGTAAAGATAAAATAGTTCCAAACGAAGGTATTGTATTCGTTTATAAAGGTAACACTTATAAATTAACAGGTACATTTGCACCACTAAATCAAATTTTAGGTATATTTTACGAATAAATTTAATATATATTATTAATAAATAGGTTATAACAATATAGAAAAATGACAAAAAGAAAAAGTTTTGACGAAAAAAATAAACACATACACAAATCTCGTAAACTAATTATAGATACGGTATTTGGTAGAACCGATGACAATCAAAATGTGTTTGGTTATGAAAAGGCAGATGAAACAAAAAAAGAAGTTGGAGAAATTTGGGTAGATGAAGCTGGTAATGAATGGGAACAAAAAGAAGGTTTCAAAATTAATACCACCAAATTAGATGATGCCAGAGAATATTTAAAAAAATTAACAACTTGTTCTTCTGAAAATTGTGGAACAATACAATATAGTAATGCAGATAAAAAATTAATTGTTAGAACTGGATATTGTGTAACTTGTATGAGAAAAATAGAACAATCACTACGAGAAGATGGTAGTTGGGCGTTTTATGAAGATTATAGAATAACATTAAATAAATTAGATTTTGTTAGAGATACTAAATCACAATTAGAAGAAGCATTTAATAGTGTAACTCAACAAATTGAAATGCTTAACGAAGATGGTTCATTTAGTAAATGGCAATGGGATATTGATATTGAAAAAGTAAAAGTTGATTTAAAAACTGATATTGATGGAGCATACGATGCAATAGAAGCATTATTAGAAAGAAAGTTAGCATTAGAAGATAAGTTACGAGAATTAAATCATTCAGAGCTTATAAAAAATTAAAAATTATGAAAAAATTATTGAATTTTAAGAACATTGCTATAGCAGCATTGATTATTTATGTGTTATTACAATGGTTTAATCCAGGTGGAGTTATGCCAGGTGGTAGAACTATTACAATAGATGGTAAAAAATATGAAGTTATTAAACATACAATTGATACCGTTGATGTAATCAAAACTAAAGTTGTAACTAAAAGAGGAGAAGATATTTATCACGAAACAATCGTAGAGAAAGAAGTTTTTATTCCATCTAATATAGATACTGCGGCATTACTTAAAAATTATTACTCAAAAGTATTATACAAAGATGTATTGGTATTACCTGATTCATTGGGAACGGTATCTGTAACTGATACTATATCTCAAAACAGAATTTTAGGTAGAACATTTGATGCTAAAGTTAGAGAAAGAATCATCAAAGAAGAATTAATCGTTAAAGAACCTGCAAAAAATCAGGTGTATTTTGGTTTGAATGGGGGATTCAACAAAGAAGATTATGTATCTGCAGTAGGAGCTGGTCTAATTCTTAAAACAAAAAAAGATAAAATATACAACTTAAATATCGGTGTTAATAATAGAACTACCGATGGAATAAATGGTGCATTCTCTCCTTATGTTGGATTTGGAACATATTGGAAGATTAAATTAAAAAAATAATATGGGAGTTCAAGGACAACCAAAAAAAACTTTAAAAGAAATAATTTCTGAAGAATATCGTAAATGCGCGGGAGACCCCATTTACTTTATGAAGAAATATTGTGTTATTCAACATCCGGTGAGAGGGAAAATACCCTTTCACCTTTATTCTTTTCAAGAGGATTGCTTAACTGATTTTAAAGACCATCGTTTTAATATCATTCTAAAATCTCGTCAGTTAGGTTTATCAACTCTTTCTGCGGGATTTATTCTTTGGAAAATGATATTCAATCAGGATTATAATGCATTGGTTATTGCAACAAAAGTGACGGTAGCTAAAAATCTCGTAGAAAAAGTTAGGGTAATGCACGATTTACTTCCCGTTTGGTTGAGGGATGGAGGAACTGCGGCAGCTGAAGATAACAAACTATCACTTAAATTAAAAAACGGTTCACAGGTCAAAGCAATCGCATCCTCACCTGATGCAGGACGTTCTGAAGCCCTATCCCTATTGGTAGTGGATGAGGCTGCATTCATTAGAGATATTGATGAAATTTGGTTATCAGCGCAATCTACTCTATCAACGGGTGGAGCTGCAATTGTATTATCTACTCCGAATGGTGTGGGTAACTGGTTTCACAAAATGTGGGTAGATGGTGAGAGTGGTGCAAACGGATTTAATTGTATCAATCTACATTGGACAGTTCACCCTGAAAGAAATCAGGCGTGGAGAGATGAACAAACCCGTATTTTGGGAGTTAAAGGTTCGGCACAAGAATGTGATTGTGACTTCATCGGTTCTGGTGATACCATAATTGACCCTGCATTATTGACTTGGTATAAAGATACCTATGTAATGGACCCGATTGAAAAAAGAGGGTTTGATAATAATTTATGGATTTGGGAATATCCAAATTACAATAAACAATATATGGTTGTAGCTGACGTTGCAAGGGGAGATGGGGCCGATTATTCTACTGCACAAATAATTGATATTGAAGATTGTACGCAAGTAGCCGAATACAGAGGTAAGATTGAAACAAAACATTTTGGTAATTTTTTAACATCGTTGGCAACGGAATATAATAACGCTCTATTAGTCGTAGAAAACTCAAACGTAGGTTGGGCATGTATTCAACAAATAATTGATAGACAGTATGGTAATTTATTCTATATGAGTAATGACCTAAAATATATTGATGTTGAAAAACAAATGAGTAATAAGTTTTATAGAGATGAAAAACAAATGGTTGCTGGATTCTCTACAACATCCAAAACCCGTCCTCTTATCATATCAGCATTGGATACATACATGAGTGATAAGGATATCCTCATTCGTAGTGGTAGATTGATAGATGAAATGTTTACATTTATTTGGCATGGTGGTAGAGCAGAAGCAATGAAGGGATACAATGATGACTTGGTAATGGCATTAGCAATCGGACTTTGGGTTCGTAACACCGCACTTCGTTTGAGACAAGAAGGAATTGATTTAACAAAGAGTATGTTGAATTCAACTCAAATAAATCAGTTTGATGGAGTATATTCCACAGGCTGGTCTGGCAAGAATCCGTATGAAATGGAAGTGGGTAGAGGTGAGGTAGAAAACTTAACTTGGTTACTTCGTTAATTTTTTTATATTTATATATTGAAACTCTTATAGATGAACGAAGATTTAGATAAATGGTTTAAAGAAAAGTGGGTAAACATCGGCAAAAAAGTTGATGGTAAACATCCACCATGTGGAACTTCGGGAGAAAAGAAAGGTTATGCAAAATGTGTTCCTGCTGCAAAAGCTGCCGGAATGAGTAAAAAAGAAAAAGAAAGTGCAACTCGTAGAAAAAGAGATGCACAAAACGAT